GATCTCCTACGGTGACGTTCATGCCGGGCTGATACCACGTCGGTTCAGCGACCGGTCCGGAACCATAACTATCCTCGACGGTGTACGCGACCGTTGCCGATCCCGCGCCCGTCATTCGCCATCACCGACATGCAGCTTGACTTTCATCTCGCACCGTTCGACACGGTCGACGCCGAGCCGATCCTCAATTTGCTCTTTGGCGCCTGGGAACGCGACCCAGACATCGAGGATGTGGGGGAGGCCATCACCACCGCTTGCGAGCGTCGGCGCCTCTACGTCGATGTCGACGCCGAAAATGCCCTCGAGGTGTGTTTCGAGGTCCCCTTGGAGAGCCTCGAGCGATTCCGCTGTCGTTTCGATGTTGCCTGTGAAATCTGTCATGGTAAACTCTCGTAGCCTCGGAAGGCGAAGTCGCCCTGCCACCTGTAGAAGTCGCGGTACTCTGCGGACTGTGGGTCGTTGGACGTCGGGATCAGGTCGTGATACGACGTGTTCGGAACACCGGGATCGGGGTATGCCCGCGTGTCAGAGGCGAGTAGCGTGCGACGGATCTTGCGGACGAGCTCCGTGAACGGGATGCCGTTCTCGCCGTCCGGATCGACATGGCCGTGAAGCCCGCCCTGGGACGTCATCCCCTCGACGGTCAGGCCAACAACCGTCTCGATTTTGAGGTTGTACTCCGTCCCGGCGGGATCCTCCGCCCGATCGGCTAGCGTCGCACCGACGAAGACGCCGCTCTTGAGGTCCTCCTTGCGCTTGTGCATCGGCTCGTTGAAGTCCAGCGAGCCACCACCCTCGTAGACGCTACTGTCGTCGCGGTTGACCCGCTTGAGCGCGACCGGGTTGTCGTTACGGTTCGTGTAGCTATTCGCGACGTCGTCGACGACGCTGCCCAGCTGCTCGAGGACCCAGTTGACTTCCGTTGTCATGATTCGAACCTCCGACGGACGTAGTTCAGCGAGTCGCGGATGAATCGGGACTCGGGCAGCCCCGACGGTTCAGTTTCGGGCAGGAACACGCGCCACCCCTCGCCTTCGCGATCGTACTCCTCACGTACCCACTGCGGCGGGTCCTCCCAGATGAACGAGAGGACGTCTGCGTTCCGCGCCTGGACGACGTGGTCGACGGTCCCTCGCTCGAAGAAGATCGCCGGCTCGGGCCACCCCCAGCGGACGACCACGCGACCCTTACGCCTCTCGACTCGGGTCTCGCCGGCCTCGATGATCGTACCGACGTCGTAGTCGTGGCGCTGGCCGTACGCCTCGAGGAGATCGTGGGCATGGGCCTGGACCTCCGGCGCGATCACGTCGCGGGCTCGCTGCTCGACGTCATCCAGGAGCGCCTCCTGGAGGTCGGCCTCGAAATCGGATGCGAGCTCCATCAGCGGTAGACCTCGAGGAGTTCTTCGGCCGCCGATTCCATCGCCTGCTTCTTGCTCTCGGGGTTGACCAACTGGCCGTTGTCAGGGATCCCCAGCGCGGCCTCGTCGTCGATCAACAGCTTCGCACAGGCTCGCATCGCGACGGCCTTGCGGACGGTGTCTGGGATCCCCTCGTGACCGTAGTCGAAGGTGACGTAGACGGCGTTCGAGAACGTGTCCAGCTTGTATTCCTCTTCGTCCGCATCGTACAGGTTCTCGACGTCGAGGTACAGCTGCGAGACACCGCCGTTGTTCACTCGAACGTAGTAGTCGTCCCCGAGCGCATCGGACCACTCGCCGCCCTCGTACTCTGTGACCCAGTCCTCGTAGCCGTCCGGTGTTCGAACGAGTAACTCCGAGACCGCCTGGGCGTCGCGACGGTCCAGTTCGATCCGAGTGTACGACCCCTGCCATGTCTTCGGCGTCGTGGGCTCGCCGACGATGGATGCCCCGCCGGTCGGGATATCCTCCTCGTCATTACGACTCTTCGGCCCGGTCGGGAGCAGTTCGTGAGTGTCCTCGTCGGGTCGCGTAGAGACGTACCAGTGGCGCGAGAGCGTTTTCTCGAGCCACTCGGTTTGGGCCGTGATCGCGTCGACGACGATCTCGTTGTCCTCCGACTCGAGTTCGCCGGTCAGCTCAGAGTCTTGCTTCGCCCGACGGACGTCGTCGACGGTGCAGTATCCAGTGTCGGGCATGGGTTACGAGGGGTTGGCGCGGACTTCGATGCTGTACGTGACGCCGTTGCTCGACGTCACCGAGACGGCCTCGGACTGCGGGATGTCGATCGTGTAGGACTGCGGTTCCGAGAGGGTTCGCTGGTCGGCCTGATAGGTGCCAGCAGCGCCCTCGAACTCGATCGTGAGCGTGTCGTCAGCCGATGCCTCGAGGTCCTCGAGGTCGACGCAGACGACACGCTCACGAAGGCCGCTGATTAGCTCCTCGACTTCCGTAGCAGCCGCGAGGCTCTCGGAGTTCGCGAGGATGACTGTCTCGTTCCATGCGACCATGGTCAGTCCACCTTGCGGAGCGTGTACGCCGTCCCCTCCGGCACGAACGCCTCGAGGAAGATGTCTTCCGGGCCATCATCGTAGACGACGACCCGTTCGCCGTTCTCGGCACTCTCGGTCGTGATCTTCTGGGGGTCCGCCTCGAATGTCTCTGTGGAGAACGTTGTCTCGTTGTCGTGGATCGCGAGGGAGTACTCGTACTGCATCGCTTATCCCTCGATCTCGGCACGACGGACGCCGATCGCATCGTGGACGCCGGCGCGATCCTGACCCTCACGTTCGGCATCCCCGACGGCCTTGAGGCGATTGTCGAAGCGACCGCTCTCGAGTTCCTCCTCGAACTCGGGGATGGTCATCCCCTGCAGTTCCTCGACGAGCCCGTCGTCTTCGTCGGTAGTAAGGTCACTCGTCTCTGGGAGCTCTTCGGCATCCTCTACCGCCTCATCAGCGTCGGCCTTCTCGAGCGTCTCCTCGTCGGCGTACTCGAAACTGCCGACGTCGACGACCAGGTGCTCGGCCAAGCCTGCAGAGACCTCGCCCACGTCACCGGGCTCGAAGGTCACACCGCCGGTTCGATAGCGACCGCCCTCGTCAGTGTAGCGTACTGTTTCCATGGACGATCACCTTAGACGGCCGTTGTGCTGAGCGAGACGATTCCGGTGCCTGCCTCGTAGCCCCGGTACTCGTCCGCAGTCGTGTTGTACCACATCTCGCCGCCCTCGAGAAGCGCCACGGCAGGATCGGACGAGAGACGGGTAATAATTCGATTCTCCTCGAGTGCGGTTCGGACTTCTTCGTTAGTAGTAGTCATCGTCGACCTCGTTAGGCCTCGATGCCCGTGGTGAGGACCGCTGCCTCTTCGTCCTCGATCGCGAAGTCGTCACGAACCCGCATGAAGTAGCGAGCGAAGAGGTCGTTCTCGGCGACCTTGTCCGTCTCGGTGAGGACGCGAATCTCGACCTCGTCGTAGAGGGCGTAGACGAAGTTCTGCGGGTGCGTGAAGACGGCCGTGTCCTCGGGCCACGCAGCGACGCCGACGACGTCGTACGAGAACGGCGTAATGTCCTCGTCGCCGAAGATGACGGCCGAGCCCAGCGGATCCTCACGCTCGGTCAGCGCCATCCGGTACTGCTGGACCTTGTTCTCGTTCATGTAGACCACGGGCTCGAACCGATCCGAGCGCAGGTACTTGTTCGGCATCGCCTGGATCGCCTGGTCGAACAGCGACGTGTCGACCGGCTGGGCGTTGCCGTTGTCGTCCGTGTGGTCGTACGTGCTGGTGTCGGTGGAGTTCGAGAGGATCTTCAGCCAGCCGTCGTTCTGGTTGAGGAAGTTGTCCCCGCTGGACTCGTCACCGTTGATCCCGAGGTCCTGCGTGTCGACTGCGAACTGTCGGGCCAGCATGTCCAGGACGATCTCGTCGACGTTGTCGAGCGTGTCGTCGACGGACTCTCGAGAGAGGTCGTACGCGAGCGTCCCCTTCTCGACGTCGAGGCTGACGGCGTCGGTGTTGACTTCTCCCGAGCCGCTGTCACCCTCGTTTTCGTCGGCGCCGCGTCGCATGCGCTCGCCGACGCTGATGCGGGGCAGGTCCATCTGCGGCCGCGGGAGGTCCTCCGTGCGGGCCCCCTCGAGCATGGTCGCCGAGTCGACGACCTCCTGGTACCAGTCCTCGAAGAGATCCCGCGGCAGGACGCCACCGGCCATGTCGGTCGTGTCGAGCTTTTCGACTGCCTTCTCGTTCTGCGTTCGGGTAGCGTGAATCGTCATCGTTAGTTACCTCGAGCCTTCCGCGGGTCCAGCGTGAAGCCGCCGCCCTTCTCGCTCTCTTCGCTCTCGACCTTCCCGATCTGCTGCGAGTCGGTACCGGTCTGCTTCGAGATCGCGTCGATGCGCGCCTCGAGGTTCTTCGCCCACTCGGGCTTGTCTTCGCCGTCGTCGTCGAGCGCCTTCTCCTCGATCTCGTTGATGCGTTCGTCGAGGTTCTTCGCCCACTCGGGGGCATCAGCCATCGGGGCGTCGCCGGCGCCGGCGTCTTTCTCCTCGCTCTCGAGGTCGTCGATACGGTCGTTGAGAGCCTTCGCCCATTCAGGAGCGTCGGCCATCGGGTTGTCGTCGTTAGTCATGTCAGTAGAGTCTGTGTCGTCCGGCGTCTCGCCGCCGGCAGCGGATTCAAAAGGCGGTCCGTCCGTCCCTGCGCTGTCTTCCTCTTCGTCCTCATCGGGATCCGGCCAGTCTCGAGCGGTGTGCTCGGAGAGGTCGAAGGACGTATCCTCGCGATCGGTGAAGCGCGTAATCCCGTGATCGACGCCGGCGTCCTCGAGGACGTCCGCCGATGCGTCGATCGCCGCGAACAGGTTATCGCGGTTGCGGGTCGAGAGTGTGCGGCCCTCTTTGGCGATCGAGTTCACCTGCAGACCGGACGCGCCAAACATGGTCTTCGCTGCCTTCGCGTTCAGCGTGTCCATCTGCTCGACGGTGTTCCCTGTCGCTTGCTCGAGGTCGCTAACACTTCCGTAGATGCTGACGTGTGGCTCGTCCAACTGATCTGGGAAGACTTCGTTCCGCCAGTCGACGTACACGTCGCTCTTTGGGAAGTCGACGCCGATCCCAAGGACCTCGTCCTCGTAGTTTTCGGCCTCGTCCTCGGGAGCGGTGACGCGGAAGACATCTGCCTCGAAGTCGTCTGCATCTTTCTCGGCGCCGCGACCGTGGTCCGGGGCCTCGGACGTCTTCGTCGGAGTGTCGTCATCGGACCCGGCGCCTGGGAAGGCGTTGAAAGCAGCCTTCCCGATCCGCTCGAAAAAGGACTGCTTCCCTGGCTCGCCCGACCCCTCAACGTCGATCGCACTGTTGAGGGTCTCCCAGAGCTGATCGGCGTCGTCTTCCGACCAGTCTGGATTGCGTTCGAGGGCTTCCTCGACGAACCCATCGCGGTTGCCGAGGTGATCGGCTAGCCGCTTCTCGGCCTCAGCCTTCGTCTCGAGGACTTGCGCGTCGGGGACGGCAGGGATGTCGACGCTCGAGACCTCGCGGATGGTGCCGCCGGCCAATTCCCAGACGAGTTCCTCTTCATCGATCTCGTCGGGGACGTCGACGTCCTCGAGCTCCTCTTGCTCGTACGGGCCGCCCCACTGAACCGCGATCGCGCCGATGGAGAACGCCCCGAGGATGTCGTCCTTGACGAGTTGCCAGAGGTCGTCGTCGTTGAACTTCCACGACTGGATCCACGCGCCGGCCGGGGCCTCCTTGCCGCCGATCTCGGTCGCTTCGTCGAGGACCTCGTTCCGCTCGAGTTCCATCCAGTCGGAGGGCCAGACGGCGTGCATGAGGCCGCCGTCGGCCTGCCCGACCTCCATGAAGTCGCCGAACTGGTCGGCGAACCCGCGAATGGTGTCCTCGCGGGCGAAGTCGAACTGCAGGTCGACCTTGTCCGGCACCATCACGATGCCGGTGGCGATCTGCTCGTCGTCGTCCTTCGCGACGAAGTCGACGCGCTTGGTGAGCTGTTCGTCCTTCTTGTCCGTCATGTGTCAGTCCTCCTGTTCGTCATCGTCGTCGGCGTCCGCGTCGGCGTCCTCGAGTTTCCGGGCTCGACCGGTGGAGAGGACGCCACGCTTCTCGCCGCGCTGTTTGTCGCTGTTGGTCATCGTGAGAATGTCCCGGTCGGGCCTCGCTCGCACGGGGAGTCGGGGAGCTCCCGTGCTCACGGTCATCGGCATCAGCAGTTCGCGTCAGCTGCTACAGTGGGATGTCGTCGGGGATGTCCCCCGATCCGGGACTTGGCCCCTCCGGGAGACGATCGTGGTTGTTCGTGATCTCGAGATAGCCGTACTCGAGGCGGATGTTGTCGTAGTGGTAGCTGCCGTGACTCGAGGCGCTGGTGAGCGCCTCCCAGACGGCTGCCGGGACATCAACGTAGACGTACTGGGAGTTCTGGCCCTCGTCACGCTTGAACGACAGATAGAGTTCCCGCTCCCCAAAGTCGTAGAGCCCCTCATTCAGATTCGAGCTGCTGAACTGCGTTTGTTCGAGCGGGTCCTTTGTCGCGACGCCGTCGACGACGTCCAGGTCAGCCTCGACATCGGTCCAGTCGCGCCCGCCGATCTTGTTCTCCTCTGGCGGGAGTTGGTCCTCGAGCGATGGTTCGTCTACCCCAGGCGGCCCCTGACGGCCGCCGGGTTCCGCGAGCAGGGTGTTGCCGTCAGTGGGATGGTCGTCGGGCAGCGGATCCCAGCCAGCGGCCTCTCGAGCCTCGTCGATCGTGACCGCCCGGCCCGCAGCGTCGACGCGGTTCCGGGCCACTCGAGCGTTCTTCTCGGGTCGGCCAGCGCCACGGAGTTCGAACTGGATCGTCCAGTCGTCGACGCCGAGTGCGGTCTGGTGGAGGATCTTGTAGAGACGGGCCTCGAACTTTTTCTGCTCGGGTGCGATGACGTCCTCGGCGAACTCGCGGACCTGCTCTTTCGAGTTCGACCGGTTCGAGGTGTCCGTGACGTTGATCAGGATCGGCGGCACCTCGTGAACCTTCGCGATCTCGTGTTCGTTGCGTTCACGGAACTTCTGGAACTCCATGTCGAGATCGTCGCGAGAGCCGACCGGCTCCAGTTCGATCTCGACGTCGTTGCCGTCCTCGTCGTTCAGGTCCGTTTTCTGCTCGAACTCCTCGACCTCGAGGATCGCCGTCCGGTAGCGGGTTCCCTTCAGGTTGTCCATCAGGTCCCGGAGTTCGTCCTTCGAGTCCTCCGTGAGCGTCCCACCTGTGACCTTCACGACGTAGTAGGGGATGCCGTGGTGGTCGAAGAGGTCGTGGTTCCACTCCTTCGCCGCCTGGTCGGCCCCCATCGTCTGCATGGCCGCGACCCAGTCGGGGATCCCGTAGTACAGCGACAGCGGCGACGGGTTCTGGATGAAGATGAGTTCATTCGCGGGATCGTTCTTGAGTTCTTTTGCGCTCGAGGCAGTCTTCCCGGTCTCCCTGTCGACGAAGATCGGATCGTCGCCGTAGCGGTCGACAGCCTCACCGAAGTAGCGTCGGCGGCCCTGGCGGACTTGGAGGTAGCCGTGGCCGCTCTGGATGACCTCCTTCTCTTCCCCGTCCTCGGTCTCGATCTTCTTCGTCGTCTTCCGCACCCGGACCGTCGTTGCCGGGACGTGTGCCAACCCGATCGGCGTGCCGTCGCCCTCGGCGAGGATCTCGAGTGCAGCCCAGCCGACCCCGTGGTAGTCCTGTCGAGCGAGTTCGAGGACTTCCTCCGGCGTCGATGCGGCTGTCCCCTGGGGCCCGATCTGCCAGCTCGAGGTGGCTCCGTGCCAGAGCGTCTCGACGGCATCGTGATCCTCGCCATCTGGATCCGGGTCATCTGCCTGCGGGTGGGGCACGATATCGAAGCCATAGCCGACCTCGTACCGAGACTTCTTCCGAACGCAAGCCTGGTGGGTCTCGTTGATCTCTTGGAAGGCAGCCAGCGTCTCCGGGTTGTACGGCGGCTGGATCCCGAGGCCGGCGTCGATCGCGATCCGGCGCTCATCGAGTTGCGTCGTCTCGCGGGCCTTCTCCATCGTCTCCCCGTTGCCGAGGGTCGATACTGAAAGTGAGATCTCGGACGATTGGTCGTCTTCGGAGTTACTCATCGCTACCGAACCCTCCTCGGTGTGGGGAGTCCGTCAAGGAAATTTGGGCCGTGCCGGCATTCGAACGAGACAACCCGGTCTGTGAGGTCCCGGATCGCGTGGTTGATATCCTCGAGTTCTTCGGCTACATTACCCAGTTCATCGAGTCGATCAATGAGTTGGTCGGTGTCGATGCTCTTGGTCTGACTGTCTTCGGTATTATCTCCCTTCATGTTTTGTCTGGTGAGTTAGAGGTAACTGACGCCGCTGCCACCGTCCGAGCCGCCCTCATCTTCGTCGCCGGCGTCGCGATCGTCGACGTCGTCGAGCGCGCCCATCGACTCGAGTTTCCGGAACCCCTTCTCGGCCATGTACCACGACGCGATGAGGTCCGGCGTGTGACCGTGGAGCTTCCCGTCGCGACGCTCGAGGGACTGCATCGCGGTGATGAAGTCCTCGGTCGGCCGGTGGCCGCGGTGGAAGAGGATGTAGCCGTTATCGACGAGCGTCCGGATGCGCGGGATGCCGTTCTCCCAGCTGTGTTTCTGCCCGGATGTCGTCAGCCCGGTCACCTTCGCGGCCAGTTGGGCGTCGAACTCGATCGCGTCCTCGGCGACGTAGGACTGCATCCCGTTATCCTCGATCACGATCAGCGCGGGGTCGTACCGCCGGTCGAACTCGAGGAGTTG